GCAGCTCACTGAGTGCATGCTCCTCCCACTCGTTGCCCCAGTCGATCGCGCGACCGTATGCGTCCTCCTGTGACTCACCTGTCACGATCTCCATGGCCTTCTGCACGACATACTTCTCAGCGGCTTGTGATAGCTTCCCAGCATCGCGGTCGGCCTTGCTGCGGGGTTCGCTCATGAGGTTGTGAATCGTGGACGCTGTAAACTTGCCGAGGCGAATCTTGTCCCATGCCTCTGACTGCTGTCTGATCTCTTGTGCGTGCTGGAGCACGTCTGCGGTGTATTTGTTCATGCTTTGTTTGTGAGTAGATTTTCGATGTGTGCCTTCTGTTCGGGACTTATTAGCTCGGCGAGCTCTTCCATAGCTTGACGGATCTCGAACTCGTCCTCGCCCTTCTGGATGCTCTGCTCAATCAAAGCCATCGTGTGCTCCGGTAGCTTAGCGATCGGCACGTCCTTGCGGCTGATCTTGTAGGGCTTGTAGGTGTCCTTGTTCTTGCGGTTAAGGTCACGGCCGAATACCTTGCCGAGACTCTGTGCTGCATTCTTAAGACACTCAGCCTTCAGCTTTGGGAAGGCCATGTCGAGAGCGTTCGGCTTCTTGTTCGATGGCGACAGCGCCCACTGATTCCGGAGCTGCGGGTCGTCCTTGATTGAGTCCGGCACGCGATCGACCATGATGACCACCGAAGCGGCACCAGTGCGACGGATCTCCATGCCTGTCACCGGATGCACTACCACGAGCTCAAGAGATGCCTGCACCTCGTTCGCGATCGTGTGCCACTTGAAGTTCTCAGTCTTCCACTGACCGAAGTACATCTCGTCCAGAGTCATTTCGATGTGACTGATGACGACGGTCTTCGCTTTCTTGTCGGGTGTGGATTCGGTGGACTCTTCTGTCGGTTCTGCGTTGAGTCTCGCTTGAAACTTTTGCAGTGCGTCAATGTTAACGTCTTGTATTGGGTACCTCATAAGTTGGGAGTTTTTGAATAGTTACCGTGCAGGAACATGACAGCTCCCTCGAGCTGAAAAACGAACTGTTCCGCAGTGATGACATGGTAGCGATCAGTGAAGGATTGATGAACTGGATGTTCGAACGGGAGCGGCTCATTTGGGTCGAATCCGTAGCGCTCCACTTTTGACCATTCGAGGGTCTGATAGTCGCGCTGTATGCGTACATAGTGGCTCTTGTAGACTGCAATGAATACGCGCTGTCCACTTGCCCGGTAGATAGGCTGATCAATGTCGTGACGTATCACGGTGCCTGCGTAGGTTTGGAGTATCATGGCTGTACCTCCTTTGTGAAAGTGGTCATGTCGACAAATACCTTTGCAAGCTTTGCCTCAAAGCGGCCCTGTGTTGAGTCAGTGAACTCATCACTGAACACTCGCCCGAAGGTACTATAGGAGTCTACCGCTTCACCTTTGAGCTTTTCGCTTTTGATGTACGAGAAGTCCGAGCTGTACGACTCGTAGACGTATACGTAGTGGTCGGGAAAGATTGCACAGAAACAGTGTCCGTCGGTGCTTTCTCGGAAGGAAGGAGCGACGAGCTCAATCGATGTCGTCGTCCTATTAGTGAGGCTGATATTCATGACACTACCTCCTCGTCTTCGTTAGTTAGGAAGCCGAAGTTTGAGTTCATCAGCTCGATGCGGTAGTCGTTAGGGAAGCCACCAGCGCTCATCAGTGCAGTGCCGTCTGGGAGTTCGGTGTAGTCGTAGCCGAGCTCGTCGCAGCGTTGAACAAATGACGTGTGAGCGTCGTTCCAGTTGTTAAAAAAGTGAACAGCGTGAGACTTCTGTGAGCCGCTGATCTGTTCTACTGTGATGCAATACTTCATTTGGGGTATGTTTTAAAATTGTGAGACAAATGTATGTGCAATTTTTGCTACACCAATAAGAAAAAACGCAGAGTTATTAGTCGCGTGCTGTTAATAGCACACAACTGTCTCTAAATCAATAAACGACGTGTTGAAAACTTACACTTCGAAGTGCGGCATATCCTTGAATCGCTTCCAGTCACCGCCCCACTTTACCTCGTCAGTCAGCTCCTTGACTATCTTGGCGAAGCGCATGAAGTGGATCTTGTTCCAGTCACACTTCTTGTTCTTTTGGAAGGCTACATCGAAGGCCTTCGCTGGGTAACTGTTATGCTTGCCGTTCTCTTTGATATATGTGACGATGCCTCCGGGCTTCGTGCGACCTTTGGCATATAGTTCCTTCTGTTCTGCATTCGTGCGATGCGTGCAGGTGAGGAAGACATACGGCTCATCTGGGTACTTCTCGTTGTATATCTGTGATGCTTGTGACCATATCTCCTGGAGGATAGGTACGCAGTCTTTTATGTCTCTACTCGGCATTGCTTAGTGTTTGGATTGTTTGATCTTTGACATGTGAGCTGCGAGAGCTGCCTACATAGTAGCTGAAAATCGACGCGCCGATGCTCATGATCGCGCCGAAGGTCATGTCGGCGAGTCTTTGATTCTCGGGCGGTATTGTGATGAAGATCAGCGACAGGACTACTCCGATAAGCAGCAGCAGCCCCGAGAGTACGACCGCAGCCATGAGCCAGTCGCGCTTGCCGGTGGCAGTGGTGAACTCCGTCTCGCGAAGTCGTGCACTTGTCCGGTCGTCGACCTCTGCTTTGTATGCTTCGAGCTCTGACTGCATGTCGATGCGGTGCATCTCAAGAGTGAACTCGAGCTTGTAGCGCTCGAAGTCCTGAGCAAGTTTGGCCGCTTCATCGCTCTGGTCCTTTTTGCCATTGATAAGAGCGCCCACTGTCTCGATCGCTTGTATACCTGTGACGTCACCGACCACCTCAAGGATGTCACCGGCGACAGGTTTCACACGATCGCGCACGAAGGTGCCGAACTTTGAAGTCCGGATCTTCTCGCCGAGGCGCTGCTTCTCTTTGGGCTCGTCACTCATTTGCGCTTGAACATCGAAAGCACGTTGTTGAGGATCGTCTTGTGGTTCTCCATGACGTACTGTATAAGCTTCTCACCGAAGAGAGTCGCCAGAGGTACGAGCACCTGAGCGAGATCAGTATGACCGCAGCTTGTGCAATACTGCGAGGTCAGATATCCGCAGAATACTGACAGTGCTATCACTGCAAACCATTGAAGGAGTGAAAGTGTCCTTTTCATGTATATGTCGTATGATAATTTGCCGAGTAGACCAACGCCGATTCCGACGACGTAGGTGTGAGTGTTATTCAAAAGCTCACCGATTTCTATCCAGAATGCCTTCATGTGGTGGTCGTTTTTTTAGTTGACTCAAGAGCTCCTTCTCGTAGCGCTTGAGCTTCTCCAAATAGACTCGTTTTTCCTCTCTTTTCTCTCTCATGGTTGCACTTTATGGTATGAAGTCGATACGACGACCGTAATACTGCGGAGGATTCACTGGAAGGCCTCTGCTGAAGTCATAGCCGAAGGGCTGCCGACGTTGAAGTGGTGAGCGCTCTGGCCATGTGTTCGCGCTGTACTCCGGGAAGATGGCCGAGTTCGCGCACAGATAGTCGAAGAGCAGCCCCGTGTAGTACTCCGCGTTCTGTCGGTAGCGGACGATGAAGTCCTTCATGGTGGCGTCGCTCATGCCGGTGCCGTCTTCTGACGATCGTTGCTGAAAAGTCCCGTTGTCAAGTTTGTACACGAGCGAAGGAAGAGCCTCCACCATAGTCCACCAGAGGACCACTTTCTGACAGTAGTCTGTGACCAGGGTCTCATATACGCCCGTCAGTGTGTCGGCTGCGATGTCGTCCTTCAGTTTGTTGTATAGTGCAGTGCCCAGCCACGGCTGCAAGTACTTGTCTTGTGCCAGGTAGACGCTCGGGTAGAGTAGATTGGAATCAACTGCTCCGTTGACTTGTGTGTACTTCTTAATGTACACGTCACTGATGAAGAGAATCTCTGCCATGTGTTTAAGTTTTAGCCGTATTTAAGTGAGCCACGACCAGGTCGGTCGATGGGTGCGATGCCTTCGATGCCTTTTTTCTCGACGTACGGAACATTGCCGACGCGCACGTCGTTCTCGAGTCCCTTGTTCGGGAGAAACTTGCCCTTCTCGCGCTTGCGGAAGTAGATCTGACGCTTCCAGTGGTGGTGGCAGAAACAGCCCCCGACATAGCGAAACAAATCGTACTGTGATTGGCCTGCTGGCGCGAACTGTCCGTTGACTCCCGAGTCACTCATGACCTGGATGTCTTCGTAGCGGTACACTGTACCTCCTTTGGATAGTCCGACCATGTCGACGCAGAACTCGCGGCTCTTTGTCTCGCCATTCTCGCCCCGTGTTAGGTTCTGACTGTATGCGTAGCGTAGCTTGTACAGGCCTCGATCTCCCCAAGCGCTCTTTTTCTCGGGTTCTGAGTAGCCCTCGAGACTCTGAAGCTGATACTCCTGGAGATTCTCGCAAAACTTGCGCTCGATATCGGCATCACGTAGGGCCTCGTCTTCATGCACCAGCTCCCACTCGTCGAGGTCAATCACTTCGCCCCGGTCCTTGAGCCTGTCACGCCAGTACTGCTCATCGTCGGCAGTCATGTCGATGAAGTCCTCAGAGAGTCCTATCTTTTTTTTTTCGTCCGTGAGGACGTTTGGAGTTGAAGCAGTCAGTGGAGCAGCTGGCACCGGTGTAACTGGTGCAGGTGCAGGCTCGACCACGGTCGCAGTGGCTCCTGTCTCGGTCATGAGCGGAGTGTTCGGCACGATCGTGATCTTCACGTCCGGCATCTCGTAGCTGAGGACGTACTCGAAGCCCTGCGACAACTTGCGCTGCTTAGGCTCGATGACCTGCTTCGTGAATATCTCCAGGCCGATGACCATTTCCTCCTTGTTTGATCCGAAGCCGGTGCCACCGTCACGGATTCCAAAGATGAGAGGCGTCGTGCAGCGATGTGCAAGGAGTACCTCCTGCCTTGATGTGTTGGTGAGGTATTCGTACTGCTTGTCGGCGTCCGATAGTGGGAAGCTGTCAATCTTTGGAGGTGTAGCATTCGGCTCGTTGAAGGTGAAAAAGGTCTTGCCGCTGTTCTTTGCTCCTCCCAGATGCTGCTCCATGTCGGTCCGCATGCGTCGGATGCCGTCCTCATCTTGCTGGCCGTTAAAGAACGACACGATCAGACTCGGGAACATGCCGTTGAGGATGTTCGAGACGTGATAGATGCCGATCTGCTTCGAGAGCTCGATGTAGTTCACCGCGCTGAAGTAGTCCGGCTTCGGATAGATCTGGCCGCCTGTGTAGTCGAAGCACCAGTAGACCTGCCGAGGTTCATCGACTGCGGTCTCTTTGTTAAATTTCGGTATGAACTCGGGCTTGTTTTTCTTTTTGCGGATGTTCGCCCAGTCGTCACTCTGATATATGCCGATGACCTCCTCGTCTTCACCACTCACAGCGATGCGACACTCTTCGTATGGCAAGTGCTGGAGCTTTGCGATAGTCTTCCGGTCAACTGAGTAGATGACCTCCATGTAGTAGCCGCCGAACTTTTTGAGATCGGATGCACAGCCCTGTCGGATCTCCTCAGTGAGAAGGACGTCGACGCGGTTTTGATAGCTTCCGGCGCTGACTCCCTTGCCTGCAATCATATCTCCGATCGAGATGCACAGCGCTCCGTGAATAGGAGACGACTCTGCCAGATCTCGAAGGTACATGGGGAAGAGGTTGTCCAGTCCAGAGGTCACCCAGCCAGAGCGGTCAATCTTTTCGGTGCTCTTGACTGGCGTGTAGTCAGTCAGTGAGACGTTCGTGATATTGTTAGCCATTGAAGACGATGTCATTATTGATGTCTATATCCGGTACGGTGAAAAAGCTCCGGTCGTCACGCAGTTCACAGAGTCCCTGCTCACATAGTCCGACCACAGTCTCGTCTGCTGGGTTCAAGTTGCTCGAGCTGTTCTGACCATATACATCGTAGCGATAGCGTCCGGTCAATGTCAGCCCTGTCGTGTCAACTAGCACCTGCGTGATCCGCTGATTCTCTGCAATTACATCGAGCACCTGAGCCAAATATACACCCGCGTCACTGTTCTCCTCGTGGCGAACTATGAACAGGTAGTGTGTGAAGGGCGTCGAATAGTACTGTCTCGCCTCATCGAGTGTGAGGTAGAGCGTCTGATTCATAGTGTCAGCCTGGAGTGTGATCATGTTCTCAAGTTAAAAAAGAAAGCGTAGCTTTTGAGCCACGCCTTCTCCAATTTACAAAACATACAATGAACTTCCGCGTATTAGTACGCAGGATCTACCACGATATCCGGCGTGAAGTTACTGAACGGAGTATCTCCGACAGTGTACGGCTCAAGGAAGAGCGGCTGTGTTGGCTCCTCTGCTGTGAGAGTGAGCGTGTAGCCGTTGAGGTCTCCCTTCGCCTTGCCTGACTGGTATGTGCCAGCAGTCAAGAAGCAGCCGTCGGTAGTTCCGCACATCATTATCTGATCATCATACAAGCGAACAAAAACAGCGACCTTAGCCTTCGAGAGATTCTCGAGCTCTTTGCGCTTGTCGTTCTCAAGCTTTCCGAGGGTCAACTCGACAGCTTGTACGAAGTACAGCGTGCCGTTCTCCAGCGACGCTGTTGGTGTAATAGTAACAGCGCCAGTGTTACGGTTCGGCTGATAGCGGAACACGGTAATAGGTGCAGCGACAGTGAAACCGGTGATAATACCGTCCACGTCCTGAGTCACCCCGGCAGCGAATGAGTTCCAAGGTGCGATGAAGATCTCCTTCACGCCACCTACTCCCTCATTACAGTCGAGCAAAAAGCCCGTAGAAAGGACACAAGCCATTGATTTTGAGTGTGTTAAGTTTATAAAGAGGGGAGAACCGAAGCTCTCCCCGTTAATATTAGAACCAGGTTGAGTATGCTACGATGTCAGAACCTACACCGTACTGCGTCGATGCGAAGAACTTCGCAGAGAAGCGTACGTTATCCTCAGCCCATGCAGTCATATCCACAACTTGTATGTTATTCCACTCGTTGGTCAAGTTTGTACCGAACCAAAGGTTCGACGGCTGAGCCATCACGATCGTGTTCGCTGGCATACCAGGGCACACTGCTATGTTATACAAGCCCATGAAGCTCTTTTGAACTTCTGGACCTGCGTAGGTATACCAGCCGTTCCCTGCTGCTGCATTCGCGTACATGTATGACTCCCACACGTCCGAAGACATGTAAAGAACCGGGCGCTCAGTAGCTCTTTTCAAGCCGATAGGCGCGTCAGCGATTACCGCTTGAATTTTGGCGAAGACATTGCTCGCGTCGATAGCTACCGGAGAAGCTACAAAGTTGATGTCGCCGTCGCCATCAGCACCGATCAGCTGAAGCAGACCGTCGTACTCGCCAGCGTTCGCTCCGCTACCGGTCCAGATGAGATCCTCATTTTTCTGAGCGATACCTGCAAGCATAGTGCTGATCAAGCCCTCAGTCAAGGCAGTGCCGAGCGTGCCATTCTGCACGTCACGAGCCTCCCATGAATCGTTAAACTCGTTCAAGCATACTTCTTGC